ACAGCACGGACAAGGAGAGGGAGATAGCCGAGGTCGCCATGCGCGTGATCGGCATCGCCATTGACTCAGATAAAGAGGCGGAGGAGGCCATGGCCCGGTCAGCAAGAGCGATGGAGAGGGCGGAAAAAGCCGTCGCGGTCGCCGTGAAGGCGGACGCCAAAAGGAAGGCCCTCCTGGCGGAGAACGACAGGCTGAGCGCCCACGCGACCGCCAACTGCACGGCGGCGGCGCTCAAGATGGCAAAGAAGACTGACGTGAACACAACAAGCCAGAGCAGCGAGTAACTCACCGCCGCCCTCCTGGAATACGGCCTGTTGTCGTCACGATCAATCAAGTCGAAGTCGTTCACGGGCAACACCTCCTCGCACCAAGGCCTAGGCCGAATGATTGGGCGACACAAACCCCCTATTATCTCTGGTGGCTGCCAGGGCGGCACCAGAAAACCGGGAGCATTCTGGGTCCTTCCCGGAGGAGGGATGGCGTGGAGGCGGCACGGGGGAACTGCGGGTTTTGCGTCTGAGTTTGTTTGTACACCAACATTGGAAGCGTGCGAGTACAATAGGTGTGGCGGCGTGCATGCGGGGTGGAGGGCGATAGTTGGCCGGCTACGGTCGTCACCGTGACGACATGGCGACGCGGTCGAGGGCGAGGTCGGCGAGCGGCAGGGATGTTGGCGAGATCCCTCCCGTTGCTGACCCAACCCGTAGGACGGCGTGCCGTGCCAGCTTCCGCCTTTTCTGCGAGGCCTACTTTCCGGCGACGTTCCATCTGGCCTGGAGTGCGGATCACTTATGGGTGATCGGGCTGATAGAGCAGGTGGTGACACGGGGCGGGCTGTTCGCGGTGGCAATGCCTCGCGGCTCGGGCAAAACGAGCCTTGCCGAGGCGGCTTGCTTGTGGGCGGCGCTGAACGGCTTGCGGCGGTTTATCGTCCTGATTGGTGCGAGCAAGCCAGCGGCGGAAGACCTGCTTGCGTCGATCAAGACGGAGCTTGAGGGCAACGAGGCTCTTGCCGAGGACTACCCAGAGGCGTGTGTCCCCATCGCCAGGCTGGAGGGGATCGCCAACCGCTGCGCTGGCCAGCATTACCGGGGGGAGAGGACGCGGATCGTGTGGTCCTCCGAGGAGGTGGTCTTGCCGTCCCTGGCTCCTGAAGGGTGGGCCAGCATGCCAGGGCACGAGGGGTTTGTCAGGTCGGACGGCTACGCTCTTTGCTCCGGCGCGGTGGTCAAGGTGACTGGCATCGAGGGGCGTATCCGTGGGTTGAAGCACAAGCGTCACGACGGCGCGAGCATCAGGCCCGACCTGGTGATACCGGACGACCCGCAGACGGACGAGTCCGCCCGCTCGCCGTCTCAGAGCCGGACGCGGGAGCTCGTGTTGGCGAAGGCCGTGCTGGGGTTAGCTGGCCCCAAGACCAAAATATCGGGCATCATGCCATGCACGGTGATCGAGCATGGCGACATGGCCGACAGGATCCTCAACAGGAAGCTGCACCCAGAGTGGCAGGGGGTGAGGACGCGGCTTGCGTACTCGCTGCCAACAAGCGAGGCGTTGTGGGCCAGGTATGCGGAGATCCGCGCTGAGTCGTTGCGGGCTGGCAACGGTGGGCGTGAGGCCACCGAGTTCTACCGCGCCAACCGTGAGGCAATGGACATTGGCGCAAAGGTGGCTTGGCCAGAGCGTTACAACGGCGACGAGGCCAGCGCCGTGCAGCATGTAATGAATCTGAAATTAACGTCCGAAGAGGCATTTGCGGCAGAGTACCAGAACGAGCCGATCAAGCCCGTGGCCGTGGAGTCACAGGACCTGACGCCGGATGGGGTGATGGCGCGTCTGAGCCGTGTCCCTCGCGGGCTGGTGCCGATGGGAGCCACTCACCTGACGGCATTCATCGACGTGCAAGGCTCGCTCCTCTACTGGGCCGTGTGTGCGTGGACGAGCCGGTTCGGCGGGTGGGTGGTGGATTACGGCTCCTACCCCGACCAGCACCGTCAATACTACACGCTGGCCGACGCCCGAGACACGCTGGAGGCCGTCTACCCTGGCATGGGCCTGGAGGCCAGGCTACACGCTGGGCTTCAGGCGCTGACTGGGCGGCTGTGCCGCCAGTGGGAGAGGGAGGGCGGAGGCAATCAGCCGCTGGACCGGCTCATGATCGACGCCAACTGGGGCGAGTCCACGGATACGGTCTATCAGTTCTGCCGCTCCTCGCCTCATGCGGCCATCATCTCGCCGAGCCACGGGCGCTATGTTGGCGCATCCTCACTCCCCGTGACGGCCGGGGCCAGGAAGGACGGTGACCGGCTGGGCCTCAACTGGAAGATCCCAGGGTTCTCCGGCAAGAGATCGACGAGGTATGTGATCCACGACAGCAACTTCTGGAAGTCGTTTCTGGCCGCACGCCTCACCGCCCCTCTGGGTGACCCCTCGGCGCTGACGCTGAACGGTGATTCGTCCGTCGAGCATCGCATGCTGGCGGACCACCTCACCGCCGAGTACCGGGTGAGGACGGAGGGCCGGGGCCGTACCGTGGACGAGTGGAAAATACGCCCGACGAGGCCAGACAACCACTTCTTGGATTGCCTGTCTGGGTGCTGCGTTGCCGCGTCGGTCATGGGCTGCTCGCTGACCGGAGAGGCGGCTGGCGTCGTCACGCCACGCCGAAAGGTGTCGTTCGCCGAGATGCAGAGGCAGAGGAGGGCGGGACGATGAGCGGCGACATGGCGGACGCCCCGCGGCCTAACCCACGCGGGCTCTGTTGCCCTCGCTGCGGATGCTACGACCTGCGGAGAGCCTACACCCGCAAGCAGCCTCGCCGAATCATGCGGGTGCGGACCTGCCGGCACTGCGGCAAGAGGATCGTCACCTATGAGGCCGTCTCTGGAGCCAGGCCCGAGGAGAAACGTCCCTCGGGGTAACAATTGATCAGATCTGGCCGGTTTCCTTTCTCGATTTCCTCTCGTGTGCTTGATCATGCACACGGGAGGACTCCATGCCTGAAGAGATTGACGGGCTGAGGGATGTGATCCGCGAGGCGGCGGCCGGGCCGTCGTCGGTGTCGGGTGACGCCGGCACGGTCAGCCAGCGCTCGCTGTCCGAGCTGATCGAGGCGGACAAGTACCTGGCCGCCAAGGAGTCGGCACGCGCTCCGCGCCGTGGGCTGCGATTCAGCAAGCTCATCCCGCCGGGGGCCGTGTGATGCTCTCCTGGATCTCCTGGCTGTGGGGCGGCGAGAAGCGACGGGCCCCGGGCCGCCGCCGCGCCGTGCGTGCGTCCTATGACGCGGCGCAGACGACGCCAGAGAACCAGCGGCACTGGGCTAATGCGGACGCGCTGAGCGCCACGGCGGCGCACTCCCCCGCCGTCCGCAAGCGGCTGCGAGAGCGTGCCCGCTACGAGATCGCGAACAACAGCTATGCGAAGGGCATCGTCCTGACGCTGGCGAACAGCCTGATCGGCCCTGGGCCACGCCTCCAGGTGCAGACGCCAGACCAGGCACTCAACCGTGCCGTCGAGGGGGCATTTTCGGCATGGGCCAGAGCCATCCGCTTGCCCGACCAGCTCCGAATCATGAAGCAGGCCAAGACGGTGGACGGCGAGGCGTTCGCTGTCAAGACCACCAACCCGGCCTTGCCGACGGCGGTGAAGCTCGACATGGCCTTGATCGAGGCCGACCAGGTCATGAGCCCCGACCTGGCCATCCTGGACAGCCGGGCCATTGACGGCGTGCGGCTTGACGAGTGGGGCAACCCGTCAGGCTACGACGTGCTGCGTTACCACCCCGGAGACGTGTACCGGGGCAGCGCTCTGGAGTACGACACACTGCCAGCTGGGCGAGTCCTGCACTGGTACAGGTGCGATCGGCCCGGCCAGCTTCGCGGCGTGCCCGAGGTCACGCCGGCCCTGCCGCTGTTCGCGCAGATGCGGCGATTCACGCTGGCCACGCTGACGGCTGCCGAGACGGCCGCCATGTTCGCGGCGATGCTGGAGACCGCATCACCGGCGGATGGGGAGTACGAGCAGGGCGTGGAGTTCGAGACGGTTGAGATCGAGCGGGGCATGATGACCACCCTGCCGGCTGGGTACCGCGCCTCCCAGCTGAGGGCCGAGCATCCGACGACCACCTACGAGATGTTCACCCGGCTCATCTTGCGAGAGATCGCACGGTGCCTGAACGTCCCGTGGAATGTCGCGGCTGGTGATAGCTCAAGTTACAACTATTCGTCCGCCCGCCTTGATCACCTGAACTACTGGGCGGCGGTGGACGTGGAGCGGCAGGACTGTGAGCGTGAGGCGCTCGACCCTCTCCTTGCGGACTGGCTCGGCGAGGCTGCCCTCTTGCCTGGCCTCCTGCCGATGTCCGTCAAGGCGTACTTGCCGTGGCTGCCGCATACCTGGCACTGGCCGGCAAGGCAATTTATTGACCCGCAGGTAGAGGCCGCTGCCGACACCGAGCGGCTCAACAACGGCACGACAACCCTTGCCACAGTGTGCGCGTCTCGTGGCGAGGACTGGCAGGAGGTCATCCGCCAGCGGGCCCGCGAGCAGGCGTTCACGGCGAGGGTGGCTGCCGAGGCGGGCGTGCCCTCTCCGTCCTCCGTGAGCGCCACGGTGGTGCCGCTGGCCATCGCGGCGGCAGCCACTCCGACCAGCCTGCGGATCGCCGGCACGGCCAGCGTGGAGATCCAGGCTGCCGATGGCGCGGCCCTGCGCCGGTTCGAGATGACCGCCTACACCGGCGGGCCGATGCGGCTCGACGGGTTCGACCTGCCGGTGATCGTGGACCTGGCCGGCCTGACCGTGCCGAGCCAGAGGAGGCCCATCCTCCGCGACCACCTTGCCTGGAAGATCGTCGGCCACACCGAGGAGGTGCGAGTTGGGGCTGGCGACCTGCGTGTCTCTGGAGTGATCAGCGGAAGCGGCCCGCATGTCGCCGAGGTGATGGCGCTGGCGGACAACGGCTTCCCCTGGCAGGCCAGCATCGGCACCAGTGCCGACGTGGTCGAGGCCATCGGAGAGGGGCAGGCGGTCGAGGTCAACGGTCAATCGTGGTTGGGCCCGCTGTACGTCGTCCGCCGGGCGACGTTGCGGGAGGTGTCTTTCGTGGCGAATGGCGCAGACGGCAACACGGCCGCATCCGTCGCAGCAAGTGGAGGGAGTGCGATGACGTTCGAGGAGTTCCTCGCCATGCTCGGCTTGTCGGTAGACCAGCTCGACGAGCAGCAGATGGCGACTTACAAGATGGTGTGGGCGAAAGCCTACCCGGAGTCCGTGCCTCCCGCCGCGCCGGATCAGTCGGCGGCGAGCCAGGATGCGGCTCCTCCCGCCGTGCCTGCTGCTGCGCCAGCCGCGCCCGTGGCCGCCGCAGCGCCGACGCCCATCCAGGCGACGGCCAACCCGGTCCAGCAGATGCGCAATGACGCCGCCGCCGAGGTGGCTCGCCAGGCGGCCATCCGCCGCGTCTGCGCCTCCCACCCAGACACCGAGGTCGAGGTGAGCGAGGGTGGCCAGCGCCGCCGCGTCAACCTCCTGGCCCACGCGATCCAGGCCGGCTGGACCGCCGAGCAGGCCGAGCTTCACATCCTGCGGACGGACCGCGCCACGGGCACGCCGTTCGGCTTCGTGCGGTCCGGCACGCCGGCGGTTACCCCGGCCACGGTCGAGGCCGCCCTCTGCCGCACGCTCCGCTTGCCCAACCTGGACCGGCACTTCCAGCCACAGGTGTTGGAGGCCGCCGAACGCCAGTTCCGCGCGATTGGCCTCCAGCAGGTCCTCATCATGGCGGCCGCACAGCACGGCTACCAGGCCGGCCCGGGGATGCGGATCACCTCGGGCAATGTCCGGCAAGTGCTGGCTCACGCCTTCCCCCAGAGGGTTGAGGCCGGGTGGACGAGCCTGAGCCTGCCGGGGATCTTCAGCAACGTGGCCAACAAGGAGATCCTGCAAGGCTACATGGAGGAGGATCAGACCTGGCGTGAGATCGCCGGCATCCGCTCGGTCAGCGACTTCAAGCAGGTGACGAGCTACCGACTCCTCGACTCGATGGAGTACGAGAAGGTGGGGCCGGGCGGCGAGATCAAGCACGGGAAGCTTGAGGAGGAGAGCTACACCAGGCAGGTGGACACCTACGCCAAGATGCTGGCAATCACTCGCCAGGACATCATCAACGACGACCTCGGCGCGTTCGATGACCTGCGGGCGAGGCTGGGGCGTGGGGCGGCCCAGAAGTTCAACAACGTCTTCTGGACGGCCTTCATGGCCAACGCTTCCACCTTCTGGACGACGGCGCGAACCAACTACATCGAGGGGGCGACCACCAACCTCGGCACCGACGGCGTTGGCCTGGGCCTGGGCGTCAAGGCGTTCCGGCTGATGCGCAGCCCCTCGGCGGACGGCTCCAAGCGGATCGGTGGGCGTCCCGAGATCCTGCTGGTGCCGCCGGAGCTGGAGGCCATCGCGGATCAGCTCTACGAGGCCCGCAACGTCGCCTCCGTCAAGGTGTCGGACGCGAACATCCACGCCGGCAAGTACCGCCCCGTGGTCAGCCCGTGGCTGTCCGACTCGGCCTTCACCGGCTACTCGGCCACGGCGTGGTATCTCCTCCGCTCGCCGGCCATTGCGCCAGCCGTCGTGGCGTCCTTCCTCAACGGGCAAGAGACGCCAACCATCGAGGACGCCGAGGCCGACTTCTCGGTCCTTGGCGTGCAGTTCCGGGGCTACCACGACTTCGGCGTGGACCAGGCCGAGTACCTGTGCGGGGTCAAGTCGAAGGGCGCGGCGTGATGCCGTGACTCACGGGCCACGGGCGATCATGCCCGTGGCCCTCCAGTGAATCCATGAGATGGGGAGACGATAGCATGCCGCTTGAAGCACAATACCGGCAAAACGGTAAGTTCATCGACTACACGCCCGCCGTGGCGGTCACGGGCGGCGAGGTGATCCAGCTGGCGGACGGGCGTGCCGCCGTGGCGCACGCCGACATCGCCGCCGGCGCGCTCGGCAGCGTCCAGGTTGAGGGGCACTATACCTGCCAGAAGACCACGTCGATGGTGATCCTCGACGGCGGCCGGGTCTACTGGGACCACAGCGCGAACAAGGCGCACTACAAGGCCGTCAACGACCGAGACTTCTACCTCGGCGTGGCCGTGGGGG